CGCCGGGCACCTTGCCGTTGGCGTTGAAATCGGTGACACGCGACCAGGCCAGCGCGTCGTTGAGGTAGATGCCGTTCTCGGCCGGGTTGGTCTGGTTCTTGACGAGCACCCGCACGACGCCGACCGCACCGGTGTTCACGCCGTCGATCGTCTGGTTGCCTGACAGGGTGACATTGGCGGTCGTGGCGCAGTAACACGGCGGCTTCCACATCACGCCGTCGATGCGGTTATCGACGTAGGTGGTGGTGGCGGCGTTCTGCCACGACGCGTCGTAGTCGGTGTTGCTGTTCTTGGCGAGTGCTTGGCCCGTGGTGCCGCCGACCGGCACCCCGGGACCAGCCGGACCTTGCGCGCCCGTCGTGCCGGTCGGACCCGTCGCCCCGGTCGAACCGATCGCTCCTTGCGGACCCGTCGCCCCGGTGGCGCCGGCGTCGCCCTTGGGGCCACCCATCGGCCAGATGACAAACGTGGACTGCGCGCCGACCACCGTGCCGGCGATGGGAGCGTTGGCGGCGCAGTACAAGATGTCGCCCACCTGCAAGTCGAACTCGGCGGTGGCAACGACCTGGGTGTAGGGGCTGTTGGGGCCGACAGCGGATTGGAGGTTGTCCCACGTGGCGATGTTGGTGGCGCCCCGGAAATGCTGAATCTGCGCCCACGTCGCGCCGCCGCTCACCTGGCTGGCGTTGGCCATCAGCACGAAACTCGCCGCGTACTTCCCGGTCACCTGGCACTGCACGCCGCTGCCCGACGCCACGAACCCCGACGCCATCGCAGCCGCCCCCACGGGCACAAGGCCGTTACTGCCCACCGCGATCGTGCCGCCGGCCACCATGCGGCTCAGCCAGTACGACGACACCCCGCCGCCGCCGGCCCACGGCGGGGTGCCGCCGAAGCCGACCCACGCCGCGATCTGCGCCAGGAAGTCCTCTAGGTCGCGGTCGCGCTGCTCGTGAGCTTGGGCTTCGATGACGTCGCCCGTCACGGCGCCGCCGCGCAAGGCGTACTGGAAAGGGAGCACGGCAGGGATAGCCATCAGGTGCGCTCCGTGCGAATGTCGACGAGCGCCACGACCTCGCGGATGGCGACGCCGTACAGCGCGGTGAACACGACTTGGAAGCCGTTGCCGAACCCTTGCTCGCCGACATTGAACCGCCAGGAATCCTCGACGCCGTCAGGAGTGGCGGCCGTCATCGACCCCGTCCACGTCGCTTCCGTGCCCGTGGTGACGCCCCGGTCGTAGGGGCCGATCGAGTCGACGCGCGCCGAGATCTGATTAACGCCCCCGGCGATGCCCTGATCCCACTTGACGAACTGCACGATCACCGACCGCACCCGCACCTGCCGGCCTTGGCTGTCGAACCAGGCCGCCAGCGACGCTTGCCCTTTGACGAGCACGTCGGCGAACACGCCGGGGCCGGCGGGCATGTTCTGATCCCACGGCGACGCCCACTGGTCGCTGGCCAACGCCGGCCGGTCGATGTCGTGCATCACCGACCACACCTTCAACGGCTCGGCCGTATAGGACGCCTTGGTGGCAAACACGACATGCTCGGGCAGCACGTAGCCGGCCTTCACGTCGGCCGGCGCGATCCCGCCGACCAGCATCGGCACAGCGTGATGCGTCCACGCGCTGCCCTTGTACTGCCACACTTTCGTCGTCGAGCCCTCGGCGCCGACCATGAGGATGCGCCGCTCGGTGGGCGTGACCACCACCGCGTCGCCGGGCACGAGAAGCTGCGCCGACGAGCCTTGGTCGTGCAAGCCGATGCGCAGAAACGGGGTGGCGACACCCTCCGGGCCGGTCGCCGCGGTCGGGAAGCGCGACGACGCCCCGAAGCTGTAAAGCAGGACGCTGACGGTGTCGCCCGCTTGGAGTTGATAGTTCGGCAGGTCGATGGTGGCCGGCGGGTTGCCGCCGTTGCCCCCGATGCCCGTGGCGACCACGTTGCCGTTGACCGTGAGGAAGATCGGGATGTTGATCGTGACCTCGGCGTGGATGTCCCACCCGCCCGTCGTCGGGCACACCCACCGCCGGCCGGTCGCGGCGGGCGCGACCGCGTCCCACACCCGGAACGCCATCGTCGGGTTCCCGGGCGCCGCGTTGGCCGTGATCATAAACGTGGCGCCGCTCGCGTTGAACACCTGCGCCCCGACGTGCTGGCCGGCGTTGATCGTCAACTGTGCCGGCAACGCGAGTTGCGTGGACCCGCCGCTGGGCACCTGCACGGTGAGTCGAGCCTTCTCCACGCCGTCGACGACGATGGCGATGACCGTGCCGTTGGGCATCGGCGAGCCACCCCCCGCCGAACCGACGAGCGCTTCGATGAGATACGAGCCCGTGACGGTGGGCGACACCCACGATCCATCCGCCGCCGCCGTCCACCCCACATCGGCCGCGTCCAGGTTGGGGAACGGCACGGCGTTCCACCCGGGCGCGATGTTGGTGTTGGTGTTCTGCCGGCGCTGCACCCGCGCCGTGCCCCGCGTCGGGTTGCCCACCGCGCTCGCCCACACCGTGCCCGTCTGGCGGAGCGACACGTCGAACGCGAAGTCGGTCCACCCGGGCGGGCACGTGATGTAGCTGCGGCCGGGGTCGGGCGACGCCGACCGGGCGAACGCGCTGGCCAGCGACACGAAGATCTGCCGCGGGTCCATGCGTTGATCGTCGACAAGCTGGACCCGGGCGCCGTTCCAGAAGGCAGGGACGCTCTGCAACGGCCAGTAGGCGACACGAGCGTCCGTGGTGACGGTGGCGGCGCGCTGGTCGACGGGGCCGTTGCCAATGGCCAACTCGCGCACCGACGCCTGCGTCCCGAGCACGCCGGAGATGCCCCACCAGCCCGAGCGCCGGCCGGCATAGAGCAGATTGAAGATGGCGAGCAGGGTCGTGATCGTTTCGGTGGTGCCGACGAACAGAAAGTTGTTGGCCGGCCAGCTCAGGAAGTTGGGACCGGACGCGTCGACGTTGGAGTACCAGATCTTCCACGGCTGCGCCCGATCGACGGCCACCAGCCACAGCCCCCACCGCGTCATCACGGAGAACGCGGCCGGGATCGTTTGCGAGTCCCACGACGGCGTGGCCGATTTCAGGCAGAACTTGCCGTCGACGACGCACATCTCTTTGACGGCCGAGTCGGCGCCGTAGAGGAACTGGACGTTGGCGCCGGCCGCCAGCGCCGCGGGCAGGTTGGCCGGTTGCACGTTGGGCAGCGTCCCGTTGGGCGCCAGTGACAGATCCCACCAGACGTCGTAGGTCTTGGTGTCGAGCGCGATGGTGAGCTTGTTGCCCATCACATCGAAGCCCCGCACGATGCCCGTGTAGGTGGCCGGCGGGTTGGCGATCTTCCCGGTGAGATCGAGCAGCTTCCAGCCCGGCCGCACGCCGAGCAGCCCCGACCCGTACACGTCGACGTTGGTGCCGCTGAACTGATTGGGCTGCGCCTTGGCGGGATCCTGGTCGCCCCAGTCGCCCCCGGTGAAGTCCTTGTAGCGGATGGCGAAGTCGACCACGGCTCAGATCCAGCCGCCGGGCCGCACCCGCACCCGCACCGGACCGGTGGAGCGCCGCAGATCGCGGGACATGCGGACGATCCACTTGGCGTAATCGCCAGCGTGGGTCTGGCGAGCGACGCTGTCGTCCTCGCGCGCCGACAGCAGCTCGGCCGCTTTGCACACGATGGCCGGCACGTACTGGTCGGGCGTGACCACCAGATCGGCGTCATTCACGAGATCAGGCGTCTGGCGGTAGTAGTAGTGCGTCAGGGCCACCGACGACGACGGAGCCGGCGCCACCAGAATCGAGCCGCCCGACACCGACCAGATCTCCGGTGCGCCCGCGCCGCCCGCGCTCATCACATCGGTCGGCGACATGTACTGCATCTCGTCGTAGCCGTTGAACAGCGCCCGCGTCGCCCGCCAGTCAGCCGACACTGGGAACGACGTCGCCCCCGCCACCAGCGCCTGGCTGACAGTCGTTTCCGTCCACGGCCAGCGCGCTTCCGCGTCCACCGTCGTCGCCGCCTCATTGATCGTGTCGGTGAGCACCGCGTCGGGGAAGAAGTCGTCCGACTGCGGCACGCCCAGGCGTTGGCGGACCAGCCGGCGCAGCGTCACCAGATCGGTGCTCATCACAGCTCCTTGCGGAACGCGTGACGCAACCGGGGCGCCACTTCCTCGGCGATGTGCTCGTTGGCCTCAGCGCGGACCTCGGCCTCGCGCCGCTCGTTGTGGCCCTCGATCTCGTCGGCCAGCGACACCGTGGCCCGCCGCCGATCGTGAGCCACCAACGCGTCGATCAACCGCTCATCAAACGGGACGTGCGGCTGAGAGCGACACACGAGCCGATACCGGCCGTCGTGTTCCAGCCGCATCACTTCCCACACGGGCGGAACCCAGTACACGGCCAGGCGGGGATCGCCCTCCCAACCGCGTACCGGGTCGCCGTAGTGGAGCTTGGAAATCAACCCCGTCATGGCAGAGTCCATCCACAGCCGGCGGCCCGCCACCCATTCGGGGTGCAGCAAACCTCGCGACGTGTCCTCGCGGATGGCCTCGGTCATGGCTACGTCAGGTTGTTGATCCGGCCGTGGGCGTTGCGAGCGTCCGTGGCCATCTCGGCGTAGAGGAACAGGGTGCCCTCGTAGGCGTCCTGGTTGGGCACCCGGTTGAGCACGGCGCCGTCCTCTTCCATGAACTCCCAGTCGGCGGCCTTGTAGAACTGAATCCGCTTCGTGGTCAGCGCGAACGCCGTCTTGGTCGGGCAGTCCTTGTCGTAGCGCATCACGACCGTCTGACCGCCCTGGTCGCCCTGCATCACGGCCGACATGTCGAGCCCCGTGTAACCGCCGTGCAGCTCCACCGGGACGGGGAACCGCTTGAACGTCGTCATCAGGGCGGCGACCTTGCGGTGAGTCACGTTGTCGGTGATCCAGAGGTTGATTTCCTCGCCGCACGCGATGTTGACCTCTTGCATGACCTGCGTGAACATGTCCTCGGCGATGGTGCCGCCGGTGCTGTTGACGAAGCTCGTCCAGTTGGGCGTGGTCGCCGGGTCGATGTTCCAGAGAGCGCCGGTGTTGTTGATCTGCGTTTGCAGACCGGTGATCTCCTTCTGGTTGGCGCCCGAACCGCCCGAGCCGGCCCGGAAGATGAAGTCGGTCGCCGCGACGGTGCCGAGCGTGCCCGACACGGTGATGGTGCCGGCGGCCACGTTGACGGCGGTGATCTGAACGGCGTTGCCGTGCGTCGTCGGAGCGGCCACGGTGCCGACGTCGACGGTCATGCCCACTTGGAGCTGACGCATCTGCGTCGTTGTCGGCGTGGTCAACGTGATGACCTGGCCGGCGTTGGACGCCGCCTGCGCGATGATGCCGTCCGACGTGCCGTAGAGCTGACGGTTCACGTCGTTCTTCAAGTCGCGGGTGACGCCCTCCGTCTCCGATTGCAGCGCCCGGGTGAACGAGCCCCGATCGGAACCCATCGCCCGGATCACCGGACCGGTGAGCTGGATACGGCCGTAGTTGTACTTCAGGTACACCCGGCTCTCGTTGTAGCCCTGGTTGCCGGCGGTCGGCAGACCGCCCGGGTCGGCCTCGGCGCGAGCGCCGACACCCTGGTTGCGCCCGGTGTTGATCGAGAGCACGGCGCGGCGCCCTTCGATGTCCTCGCTGTTCGACTCGATCTGAGCGAGCAGGAAGAAGGTGTTGTTGAGGATCTGGCGGATGCTCGGCAGGTAGAACTCTTTGAGCACGGCATCCGCGGTGGTACGGGTAAGCCCAGGCATGGGCCGTCCTTTCGCATCGCAGCGGATTGACGTGCCACTCCCGCCCGGCCGTGCATCAGGCTCCGCACCGTGCTCTCGTGGCTTCTTACCGGCCGTGCATCAGGCTCCGCACCGGTTACTCCTTCGACTGGCGCCCCGAGCCGAGCATCAGGCTCCGCACCCGGGGTCGGGGTTCACGCCTGACCGGCGCTCGCCCCTATCTGTGCGTCGATGAAGGCTTGTGCGGCCTTCCTCGCGTCACGGAGATCATGGATCGGTTCCTGTGCTGTTGCAACAGCACCGTTCGGCGACGGGACCGGATGGTGCCCGTTGGCCCGGCCACTCACGTAGCTGTCGACGATGCCTTGACGGTACTGACGCATCGAATCCATCGCTTGATGGATGTCGCCGCCGGTCTGATTGCTCGCCGTCCACAGCACCATGAACCCCTCCGCCGTGTCCGGGTCGAACCCGCCCGCTCGCATCTCGGCGTAGACGTTCTCGACCTCTTGGGCTTGCTGCGCTTGGGCCGTCTGCTCGCGCATGGCCTCGGCGATCATCTGTTGCACTTGCACCGGTGACAGGTGTTCGCCCGTGCCGGCCCCGGCTTCTGAAGTCCCAACCGCTGTCGGGGTGCCGGCACCCTCGGGGGTTGTCTCTCCCCCTTCGGGCGTGAGAACGGCACGGGCAATCTGTTCCATCTGCTGAGCCACAGCGATCGGGTCGCTGGCCCAGGTCGTGGCGAGTTCGAGCCACACTTGGCGATCTTCCGGTGCATAGCCCCCAAACACGCGGTTGTACTCGTCGAGCTGGCCGGCGATCTGTGCGCGCTCGTCGCGGTACCGCTGGCCCTCGCGGCGGATGCGCTCCACGTAGCCGCGATCGAACACGGCTTGATCGGACGGCGCCTCGGCGAAGATGTCGGCGGGTGCCGTGCTGGCGGGTGCGACCGGTGCGGCAGTGACAGGCGCCGTCTGAGTGGTGAGCCCCTGCCCGGAGCTGACGGTGCCGGCGTCGCCGCCGGTGTTGGTGGTCGTGCCGATGTCGCTCATGGTGCGGGTGCTCCGGTATCAGGGGGTTCGGGTGCGGGCTGTCCGGGTGCCGATGGACCGGCGCCGGATCCGGGCGGCGGAGTGGGACCGGCGCCGGCCATCGCGCCCGCTGACGGGTAGTTGGGCTGCGGTGCCGGCTGCATCGGTGCCGGCGGGGCACCCGGACCTGTTCCCGTCGAAGAAGGGGCAGCCTCGGAGATCGTCTTGTTCTTCTCCACCATCGCCGGATCGAGAGGCTTGGTGGCCGCCGTGGGCAGCGAAGCGGCGAGCGGCGACACACTGCCGGCGATCGCCTGGTTGGCGCCCTGCTGCGCGGCGTACATCTGGTGCGCCGCCAGGTGGTTGCGGATGATCTGCTGCGTCGCCCCGTCCAGGTACTCGTACCGCTCCGAGCGCATGAAGTTCCGATGGATGTTGAGGTGGTTGGCGTGGTCGTCGATCTCATCGACGGTGCGCGCCCGACCCACAGCCATCTGGAAATTCTCCCGCTGCGCCCGCGCCGTGTCCGGGTCGATGCCGGCCACGAGATCGTCCTGGTCGGGGAGATCGGCGACCTTGGCCAGTTCGCTCGGCGTGGTGAGGATCTTGCGGTCGTAGAGCTGCAACGCGTAGGCGGCCTGAGCGGCGCGCGAGCGCGGCATCACGCTGTCGAGCGGCACCACCGCCGTCGTCTGACCGAGCAGATCCCCGCCCGACCACGAGATCACTTCGGGAATACCACCGGGGAGATGCACCGTGGACGTGCGCGTCTCGCCGACGTTGGCCTCCCACAGCTTCAAGATCATCGACGCCGCCCGACCCCAACAGTCGCCCAGCTCCTTGGCCAGCGCCCCGACCGGCGTGTCGTCGGCCTCGCTCAGAATCGACAGCGCCACGCCTGACTCGACACCGGTGGGCGCCTCGCCCCGGGAGATGTCATGCACCGACAAGATGTCGTCGATCACGTTCTCCAACATCTGCGGCTGACGAATCCACCAGTCCGGCATCACCGGCGGCGCCTCGTAGGTCGGCTTCAACCCGTTGATCGGGTTGTACTCGACGGCCTCGCCGGGCTGGTCGCTCAGTTCCTCGATGTCGTCGACAGAGCCTTGCGGCACCCACAGTCGAGCGTTGCCGGCCATCTTCATGTGCTCCACGATCGACGACCACGACGCGTTGTAGATCGCTTGCACCGGCACGGCGTCGGAGACGGGAGTGTGCCCATACCAGCGGCCGTGGATCGGATCGACG